CCACGTTTTTCATGCATGCAAAATGAGAGATTTGGAAATATATGATAGAGGATTTAGGAATCTTAATCTTTTTGGAATAAAAAGGATTGATTTAAATGAGCAAATTAAACTCACATGTGAATCTATAAATGCTTATGGACAATTTCATGATTGGGTAGGCAAATCTTCATTAACAACCCTCTAATATGCCGGGTCGCAAACCAAAACCGGATGCTTTAAAAGTTCTTTCAGGAACTGATCAGCCCGTGAGGATGAAAGGGGCTGGACCGGCGTTTGGGAAAATAACCAAACTTCCCCCCTACCCTTCCCGAATGAACAGAAGTGGGAAGAAGATTTATAAAGATATTGCCACCGGACTTGCAGCTGCGGGTATTCTCAATTCAATAAACATAGCTCTCTTGGTGAGTTATTGCAACCAACTTGGAATTCATTATGAATGTGAAATTGAATTAGGAGAAGTAAACAAACGCATCCATAAATTAAGCACTAAAGGTGGCAGTTATACCCAGGTTAAGGCTCTTCAAAAGATCAGCCAGGATGCACTGAAATCTGCAAAGATGCTTGCAAGTGAATTTGGTATTACTCCATCCGCCCAGGCACGGCTTAGAATTATTCCCAAAGAAGAACAGGATCCCTTACAGCAATTTTTAAACAAATAATCTAATTATGGCAGAAAACGAATTTATTGACAAATGGGGCATTCAATGGGATGATACTTACGGAGAACTTGATATGCGAAAGGAATTAAAACATGATTTGGATGAACTTATTGCAACTCTAAAAAACAAATGAAGCCTGCTGAAAAATATGTGAATGATGTGCTTAGTGGCAAAATCCTTGCTTGTAAGTTTATTAAGCAGGCTTGTGAAAGGTATTTACAGGACTTTAAAATAGGAATGGACAGGGGTTTATACTTCGATAAAAAGGCTGCCATCTATGCAATTGGTTTCTTTGCCTTCCTTAAACACTCCAAAGGAAGGCAGTTTGCGGGCAAACCTTTCATTCTTTCGCCCTGGCAGGAGTTCATTATATGGAATTTATTTGGCTGGAAGAAGGCCGATGGATCCCGAAGGTTCCGTTCTGCTTATATTGAAGTTGCTAAAAAGAACGGGAAAAGCACTCTTATGGCCGGTATTGGGCTTGAAATGCTTATTGCGGATAATGAAGCTGGTTCAGAAGTCTATACAATGGCAACCAACCGGGATCAGGCGAAGATTGTCTTCACCGAGGCAAAAAATATGGTTAATGTTTCCCCTCTTCTAAAGAAACAGGTAACCGTTTTTGAACACAACATTCATATACTCGCTACTTTTTCCAAGCTCGAGCCCCTGAGCTCCGATGCCAATACCTTTGAAGGAAAGAACCCCCATTGTTCTATCATTGATGAATACCATGTTCATAAAACTTCTGAGATATTTGACAATTCAGCTTCGGCAATGGGTGCCCGGGTGCAACCTATGCAGCTTGTTATCACTACCGCCGGACTTTCCAAGATTGGTCCTTGTTATGAGCTTCACGAAGTTTGCATTAAGATACTGGATGGAGTTCTCCAGGATGATACCCTCTTTACAATGATCTTTACTCTGGACAAAGAGGACGAATGGGAAGATGAAAAGGTGTGGATTAAGGCAAATCCAAACATGGATATCAGCGTTTCCCGCACATTTATGCGTGAGGAAATGAAAAAAGTTCTTAACCAGCCTTCGAAAAGAACAAATTTTCTCACTAAAAATCTTAATATCTGGACCAATGCCCGGGGCGTTTGGATCCCGGATGAGAAGTGGATAGCCTGCAAAACTGAAAAAAAACCCGAAGATTTGTTGGGGAAAGTCTGCTTTGGTGGTATAGACCTTGCTTCTCACGTAGATATAAATGCGCTCGCGCTTTATTTTCCACAAACAGGAGTGCCAAGTGATCTTCTAGTTTGGTTCTGGATCCCGGAAGGAAAACTGGATTCAAAAGAGGATGGGGTGAATTACCGCCAATGGGTTGCGGAAGGCCTCATTAAAACCACTCCCGGGAATGTAATTGATATTGATACAATCAGTGCTGATATTATTGCTATCAGACGGCTTTACAATCTAAAAAGCATAGCATTTGACCCTGCCCGGGCTTATCATGGGGTAATTCAGAACCTGCAGAAGGAAGAAATTGCTTTAAGTGAGTTTCGGCAGGGATTTATTTCAATGGATGCTCCTACAAAAGAACTTGAGAAGCTCGTTATTTCTAAACTTCTCAATCATTTTGGCAATCCTGTGCTTCGATGGATGAATTCGAACGTGGATCTAAAAAAGGATCCTGCAGGAAATATAAAAATAGATAAGCAGAAGAGTGTAAATAAGGTTGACGGTATGGTAGCAGCCGTGATGGCTATTGGAGAGCATATGACCAAGGATAATAAGAAAGCGGACCCGAATGTAGTATATGCAACAATGGGAATTCGTTCAATATGAACAAAAAAATATCAAGAGAAGAACTTGCCTTACTCGAGCCATCCGGGTTTGATAATCTTTTCTATAAAAAACTTGGTATAAAATGTGTAAAAACACAGCTCCAGGCCTATGAGCTTGCTGAAAAATGCTATCAAAAAGCCTTCGGGAGGCGTAAATATTCCTCCTTTGATTCCTATCGCAATGCAAGAAACAAACGCCTAACACACTAACTATGTACTTTTTTTGGGTAAAAAAAACAATTCAGAGCCCTAAAATGAAGGTAAACCGGGGAGAAGTTTATATTCTCCCGGCTAAAGATGCTCTTCCTCTTTCTGAGGGCCTTTTGAAAAACGGATTAAAGGATTCATTTGCCATGATTCGGCTTATGGATATTCTTGTGCCTTTCGAATATGGTGATACTGAGAATCTTTTTATAATGCGGCCCGGCGCCATTGGTGATGTGATTGCTATTTCATGCCTTCGCAATCTTATGCCGGATAAGATTTTCCTCTTTATTACAAATATTGATCAATATCCGGTACTGGACTGGTGGCAACTGCCACCCCAATATGTGAGGACCTACAAAGAACCTCTTTTTACAAAAGTTGACATGGTGGCATGGGCGGGGATCCTTAAATATACTCACGGGTATTCCTGGGGCGGAGAAGTGGAGAGCGGAAGCCATCAGAACTGGTTTGAAATAATTTTCAAGGTTATTGCCGTGAATAATCCTGCACCAGAACTCTGCAGGCCATTCCTACGAAAGGACCGTATAAGCAAAACCCCGAGCAGCATTCAAAAAATAATGAAAGAATTTGACTGCGGCCTTAAATCCATTCTTCTTTGTCCACGTGCCAGCTCCAATATGCGCTGTATTTCATTTGAAGATCTTTATTATTCAGTAAAGCCCCTGGCAAAGGATGCCCTTCTTTTTGTGCATGAAAAGAACCTTACTAACCAGGACAAACTTTTCATTTACATGATTAAAGATTTATGTGTTTGCATAATCGCTGCTCCTTCTGTAGCAGAATTTTTCCTTGATTGTTATGATGCCGACCTGGTAATAAGCGTAGATACAGCTGCTGTGCATTTCCGGGAAGGAATTGAGAAACCGGCTATAGCCATTTATGCCAGTTTTGAAAGTGGGGCACGCTGCAAATATTACAAGTTTGTGAAATGTATTGATATTAAAAGCCCCTGCAAACTTCAACCCTGTTTTTTACATGATGACCGCAAAAATGAAACCTGCGAAATTCAAAAGGAAGTTAAGACTCTTGAATCTTCCGCACCCTGCTTAAATAGCGCCTATAACTCTTCTTTAAAAGATCAACTTGATAATGCATTGCCTGAACTAATACATTTACTTCTATGAGCTCACTTAAAATTATCGAAACCGTTGAGAAGATCCTCCGGGAGCATCCTGAAACAAGGGATAATGACAGAATATTGATTTTGAAAGTATGGAATAACCAGATTGCCGGACTTGAACAAATGGCTTTCTGGGGATTTGCCGACAAATTTATGAAAGGACAATTTACGGATACGGAAAGCATCAGGAGGACCAGGCAAAAACTACAGGAAACAAAACCCGAATTACGAGGTAGAAATTATCTTTTAAGGCGTGACAAATTAGATATTGAATTTAAAAAGGAACTTAAAAATATCTGACTTTGGAAATATTATATAATTATAGACCATTCAATTCACCGACAGAAGGAGAATTCCGTATCACAACTGATGTTTATAAATTCCCTGATGGATGGCTTTGTAAAAACAAAAAATATTTAATTATTGGCGAAACAGATGATACTTATGTTTACAAACTTCTTCCCTCTTCCTATGGTGAATGGATAGTAGATAAGGTTATTAGAAAGGAATATATCATGCCTCTGGGCATTCACAAAAGCAGATTAGTAAAATGGATTGAAACCCAATTATCTTTAAATTTTTAAAGAATATGCATAAATCACGTGAAGCAATAGATGCCATGCAAAATGCATTAGTGAATAAGCCATGCAGGATCCAGCGAAAGAGAACTAAAGGATGGAAGATGCCTGAAAATACTATTTATGTGGGCAGGCCTTCAAAATGGGGAAATCCTTTGCGACTTCTTGGTGAAATGATTTATATTGATGCCGGTTACCGAAGAAAAATATTAGATAAATGGGTATTGGTTAATTCTTATCCTGGGGCAAGTATTGAAGAGGTGATTTTCCTCTATAAACAATTATGGAAAGAGGATGAATGTATAAATTATGATTTGGAATATTGGCGCAACTATTTGCAGCACAATTTTGATCTTTCTGAGTTAAAAGGCAAAAACTTAGCCTGCTTTTGCTCCCTTGAAAGCCCATGCCATGCTGATGTCTTACTTCGTTTGGCTAATCTTTAAAATTAATAATAACTTTGAACTCATATATAAAGAATTAGAAGAAACTCTTAAATCTCTGAAACATGTCAAATAATAAATTATATATTGTTGATACGGAAACAATGGAATATTTATGCATTGCAAAAGCATTTGGGATTGAATGGTCTTCTGGTAATATTGATTTATACCAGGATTTTATTTCCTCCCGGTTTATTTCTGAACATGGGCCTTTAAATCTTATTATTGGGCATGAATGTGATGATAAATTTTATGAAAAATGGATATCAAATCCAGCAATGACCAACTATAACAAAGAAAATAAATGGACTTAAAATTGTTGATAATTCTATAACTTTCTATATTTTATAAGCCTTCCAGAAGCACTTTTGATAGCTCCAATTTCCAATTTATCAACATTTTTTACTCAAAACCCCTCAAAACAGGTATATAAGGATTTAAAAGTCTGAAATATATCTGTTTAAAAATCAAGTTTTTCCAACCTTTCGACCGCAACAATGTTCCATTTTTTTAAAGAAATGGAACTAAGTTCCACTATTTCCAGGAAAGTATTTCTGAAACTTTATTCTGCTTGATTATAAACTTAGTTTTTAATCGAAATGGATAGGGGCAAAATTCAGAAAACTCAATTTCGTGTTCTTGGAATTCCATTCTGGGAAAAACGTGCCACCTATGGCGACCAAACTTCATTGGTAAATCCTAAAGCCTGGCTTTCGAATGTTCTCGGCATGAATAACAGCGCCGGTGTGCCTGTTTCAGCTGAAACAGCAATTACCCTTTCTGCCGTTTGGAGCGCCGTTCAAATTCTTTCTGATACCGTGGGGATGCTTCCATGCTTTGTTTACAAACAGGACGGGAAAACCAAGGATTTTGCCATTGGCCATGCAGCCAACCGGCTTGTAAAGCGTAAACCAAATTCTATTCAAAATGCCTTCTCCTGGCGTCAGCATATGATGGCCTGCGCCGCCTTATGGGGAAATGGCTATTCAAGAATAGTACGGGATAACAATGCAAGGCCTGTTTCACTTGCCCTTCCCTATCATCCTAAAGATGTTCAGCCCTTTATTTTCGAAGGCGATTTATGGTATAAAGTAAATGGGGTTGAAGTTCCCATCAATCACAATGACATGATCCATATCAAGGGATTTGGATTTAATGGAATTGAAGGAAAGAGCGTAATTACGGCAGCACGTGAAGCAATTGGTGTAGGACTTGCTGAGCAGCAATATGGCGGTGGGTTATTCCGCACCGGTGCCGCCAAGAGAGTTGCCCTGGAATATCCGGGAACACTGGATGATAAAGTTTACCAAAGGCTCAAAGACAGCTGGAATGATAAATATGGCACATATACCAATATGAGCGAGATTGCCATACTCGAGGCCGGGCTTAAAGTGGTTGAAGTAGGTATGAGCGCACAGGATGCACAGTTCCTTGAAGCACGGAAATTCTCTATACAGGAAGTTGCACGCTTTTTCAGGATCCCGCTCCATTTGATGCAAAGTCTTGACCAGGCAACCAATAACAACATTGAACAGCAGGGACATGATTTCATAAATTATACCATGATGCCCTGGCTTATCAAGTTCGAGGAAGAAATGAACGATAAGCTATTCACCCAGGCTGAGCAGGATTTTTATTACACAAAATTTAACGTGAATGCCTTCCTGCGTGGTGATATGACCTCCCGCTGGAGATACTATTCCACAATGATACAATGGGGAGTATTCTCACCCAATGATGTGAGGGAAAAAGAAGATGAGAATCCAAGAGAAGGCGGCGATGCATATTTAACTCCGCTTAATATGGTTACCAGTACCCAGATTGCCAATAACGAAAATCTTCCAATAACATGATAAAGCTAATTGACGGGAAAAAAGAATCACGGTTTTTTATGAAACCGGTTACTCTTGAAAAGCGTGAAGGTGCAGCCGATGCCAGGACAATCGTTGGATATGCGGCTCTCTTTAATTCTGTGAGTGTGAATATGGGCTGGTTTAAAGAACAAATTGCCCCGGGTGCATTCGATAAAACCGATCTTTCGGATGTTGTAGCCACCTTCAATCATAATCCTGATCTTATCCAGGCCAGGACAAAAGCCAAAAACCTCATTGTTACCGTTGATAATTTCGGCCTCAAATATGAGTTTGAAGCGCCCAATACTACTGCCGGAAATGATCTTCTAGAAAATGTTCGCTGTGGCAATATTCAAAGCAGCTCATTTACCTTCCAGGTAAGAGCCGCCGCATGGGAACTTTTGCAAAATGATCCTGATGGAGCGGAAGAACTCAGAACTATAACTGATTTTTCTATAGTGCATGAACTTGCTCCAGTGGTATTTCCTGCCTATGAAGATACGGAAGTGGCTCTTCGCAGTTTTACCGAGGAACGTTCCAGGCGCAATAAGCCTATTATCATGCCTATGTATAACCGCAATATAGCCGAGCTTGAACTTGCTTTAAGAAAAAGAAAATAAATGAGAAAAATGTAACCTAATAATTAATTACCATGAAAAATCAGAGATCACGTAACCGTATGTTTTTGTTTGCAGTATCAGCATTTCTATTTTGCTCCATGCTGCTTATTGCCGGACCCGCCGCCGGGGTTTTGCTTGCCGCAGCTCCTGGCATAGCGCAAATTCTTTCCTCTAAAGAGATTAAAGAGCAGCGCACGGCTAAATATAAAGAAGCTACCGACTTGCTCGCTGCAGCGAAAGCTGCCGAGAGAGAGATTACTACCGAAGAAAGATCAAAGCATACGCTCATTATGGCCGAGCTCGACCAGCTCGATGAACAAATAGCAAATGCCGAGAGGTGGGAAAAGAGACAGGCTCAAATGGCGGGGGATTTTATAAATAAAGAAAACCAG